AGATCGGCGGTTTCCAGAACCGCGCGTTTGCGCAGCAGCGCCGGGTCGAGAAACAGCGGCGCCATCAGATTCGAACCCTGCGATAGGGGGCGAGCAGCGACCGGGCCAGCGGAGGAAGGACGGCCGGCTGTTGGGAAGGATCAACAGCGGCCCGCAACTCATACGACGCCGCCACGATGGTTCGCAGCGCCAGAAGCAGGTTCTCCGGAACCATGCCGACCGCGAACCCCGCCTCGAACTCGACCTCCACGCCGTTCGCCGCCGCCATCCTCACCGCTGACGACAGCCGGATCGCCTCGATCCCGAGAACGCGCTCGACGACTGCCTCGGAGGCGTCGAAGACGGTCGGCGTGCCGTCCGCTCCATAGGCGGTGATCGACGTGACGCCGACGATCGGGCTCAGCCGGACTTCGACCCATCCATCGCTCGGAACCGGGTCGAGCGCCAGCCGAAACGTCCGCCGCGCCAGAACGAGACCGGTGGTCGCCTCGATGGTTTCGCGGGCGGCGCGGATCAGATTCGCGATCAGCCCGTCCTCGTCCGCACGGTCGATCCTGGCCCACATCTTGATATCGGCGGCCGTCATCGGCTCGACGCCACCGCCAAGGTCGATCATTGTCATCATCGTCTCCGGAAAAGGAAACGGCCGGGCAAGAGCCCTGCCCGGCCGGTGCTGTCGGGGGAAAACTCAGAGGGAGAAGTCGAGGAACTTGGCGGCATCGAAGTCCTGGACGCCGCCCCCGACGCGCTTGGTCGTATAGAAGAGGACGTAGGGCTTGGCCGAGTAAGGATCGCGCAGCACCCGCACCCCCTGCCGGTCCACGACGAGGTAGAACCGGCCGAAATCACCGAAAGCAATCGCCTTCGCGCCCGTCGCGATGTCGGGCATGTCTTCCGCCTCGACCATCGGGAAGCCCATCAGCGTTGCCCGTGCGCCGGCGCCGGTCGGCGGTTGCCACAGATAGGTGCCGTCGGCGTCCTTCAGCTTGCGCACGGCCGCTTGCGTGCGTCGGTTCATGACGAAGCTGGCGTTCTGCCGATAGCCGGCCTTCAGCGCATAGACGAGATCGAGCACTGCGTCCGCCGCGCCGCTGGCCGCGAAACCGCCGGCAGCGCCGGTGGCGACGGTGCCGATCGAACCCCACGCCCAGGCGCTTTCTGCTACCGTCGGATAGGTCATGAAGCCCTTCGGCTTGGCGATGCCGTCGCCATTGACGAAAGCGGTGCCCTCCTGGGCCGCGAAGGTCTGTTCGATCTCCTCGCCGATCCACCGATCGATATCGACCGCCGCGTCGTCGAGCAGCGCATTCGTCGCCGCCGGCATGGCGTAGAGTTCCATCGTCGGAAAGGTGAGTTCGGCGAGCTGCGGCGCCGTCGTCTGCGGTCGGGCGTCTGCCTCGCCCACCCAGCCGGTCTGGGCCCCGGAGACCGCGAAGGGCTTCTTCAGGACCGCAGCGGAGACCGTGCGCACCGTGGCGATGGAACGGATCGGCGAGATCGCCGCGAGGCGTCGACCGATCTCGGTTTCCGTCTCGTCGGGCACCAGGAAGCCGCCGTCGGCTCCGGTCAGGCTCGACATCGCCTTTTCCTCGATCCGGCGCATGCCCTGTTCGTCACCGGCGCGGACATAGCGCTCGAAGGCCTGCTTGTGCTCGCTCGGACCGGCGTTCTGCCGGCGCTCCAAACCGCCGAGCGCCGGGCGGGTCTCCTTCAGCACCAACCGCTCGAAGCGCCGCTCCTGCTCTTCGAGCGCCTTGTTGATGCGGTCGACCTTTTCCTCGGTGATGACGTCGGCGCTCATGCGCTTCTCGATATCGCCGAGGCGTTCGTCATTGGCTTCCCGGAAGCTCTCGAAGGCCTCCATGAAGTCATGGAAAGCCGAACCCGCCTCGGGGCCGTGCGCCTTCGTCTCCGGCGCGGCGTTGAAAATGTCGCTCATGCGGTTCTCCGTTCTGCTTGGGATGGATGGTCAGCGGACTGTCGCGTCCGGCCGGCGCTCAGGCCGCCACAGCCCGCCGTTTCCGGCCGGGCCAGATCGGCCCGGCCATGAGCCGTGCGCGTTCCTGCATCGGAAAGGTCACCAGGGAGATCTCCCACAGGTCGATGGTGACGAGGCGTCGGCGGATCGGCCCGACCGCCCGCCGCGCCAGCTTGGTCTTGAAGCCGATCGACAGCCCATCCAGCGCCCCGGCCGCGATCAGCTCGGCCGCCTCGTGGCCGGCTTGTGTGCGAAGCGCGAGCCGGCCTTCGACATAGAGCCCCATCCGGTCTTCCCGGATCAGCGTCCAGGTTCCGACAGGGCGGCCGGGATCGTGCTGCCAGAGCATGCGAATGCCGGACGCGCCGCGCGTCACGACGGATGCGGTAAAGGCGCCGGGCTCGATGACGTCGCCCGCAAGGTCCGCGTCGCCGAAGATCGCGGCGTAGCCCCGCAAACGGCCGGAGGTGTCGGGTCCGGCGAGTTCGATCGACGCCTGTTCGCAGGTCATCGGTTCCTCCAGGGCGCTTTGTCCCGCACGCTGAACAACCCTTCCGCGAAGCGCGCGAGAATGCCGAGCGCCCACCAGGCGCAAAGGCTGGCCGAAGCCGACCCCATCAGCACCAGCTCCATTGAGCTCAAGGTCTCGTCGAGCCCCAGATGCTCGGCCAGCATCAGCCCGGCTGGCGGACCGAAGACGACACCGGTGACAATCCCTATGAGAAATCGTGACGCCGCCTCGCGCCGCCCGTGCGGCAATAGATAGGCGACAGAAATGGCCGACCCCGCGACGGCGCCTGCGATCTTGGCGCCCCACAGTGCCAGGGCCGACAGCGGCTCGGCGCTCATCGTGGCCGCCTTGCGTCGGCAGCGCCGCCACGAGGCTTCACGTTAACAATCGCATGGGCTGTTTGCATCGTTCTGTCGTCCTGAAATCTCGTTGGCGAAACCAGCCTTTGAAGCGGAACTGATCGGTTGCCGCTCTTTTTTGGCGGCGATTTTGGCGTTACTCCTCTGCTCCGTATCCGACGGCCACGCGCTTTTCCGAGCGCGTCAGGAAGTCCGCCGCCCCGACCCGCGCCCACAGCGCCTCCCGTTCGGCGCTCAGGCCGTCCACCTGGTCGAGATCGACGCCGAGCCTAAGCTCGGGCGCCGCGAAATGGCCGCCGAGCCAGTCGCCGATCGCTCCGCTCAACCGGGTTATCAAGGGCAGCACGGTCAGGCGGAAGAAGGCGCGGTTCGCCTCGGCGTAGTTCGCGTAGGTCAGGTCGCCCGGTATGCCGAGCAGCATCGGCGGCACGCCGAAGGCCAGCGCGATGTCGCGCGCCGCGCCGTTGCGGGCTTCGATGAAGTCCATGTCCTTCGGCGACAGCGCCATCGCCTTCCAGTCCAGCCCGCCTTCGAGCAGCATCGGCCGCCCGGCGCGCGCCGATCCGGCATAGCCGCTTTCGAGCTCAGCCTTGAGGCGGTCGAATTGCTCCGGCGCGAGATTGCCGCCGTCGGCCGGCTGATAGACCAGCGCCCCGGACGGGCGTGCGGAATTATCCAGCAGCGCCTTGTTCCAGCGCGAGGCGGCGTTGTGCAGATCGAGCGCCGTTTGCGCTGCGGCGAGCGGCGAATAGCCGGCCATCTCCGCCAGCGGATGGAACAGCCGCACGTGCAGGAGCGCGCTTGGCCGCCCGTTGCTTCCTTCGGCGGCGATGCGGCGGACCGAATGGCCTGCCCTATACTCGTAGCCGTCCGGCCATCCGTCACGTCCTTCAATGATCCGGACCCGATCCGGACGCAGCGAATACAGCGCTTTGATCTCGCTTTCGAAGTTTGCCACCTCGAGATAGGCGTTACCCGACAGGAGCAGATGCCCGCACAACGTCTCGACGAGACTCGGCCCATCCGTCGCGGTGTTCGGCCTGCGCATCAGATCGAGGATCGGATGCCGGACGACCTCATTGGGGCCGTCATAAAGAACAAAGGGAATGGCCGCCGCGGTCTCCGCGATCAGTCGCACCGAACGGTAGACGATCGGGTTTTGCATGAAACCGAGCCGCGCCAGCGCCTCATAGGACCGTTCGCTCCAAGCGCTGGGATCGGCCGCGCCCGAGAACACCAGCGTGCCACCGGCATAGCCCACGCCCTTGCTTTCGCGTCCCGCGGCATTCGCACCAACGGGCGCGCGCGTCTCAGCGCCGCCGAGCCAGCCGGCGATCGTCGTCATCAGTCCCATCGATGTCTCCAGATTGTCGTGTTCGGCTGCCGTTCGATGTTCTAGAAGCCGCGAACCCGCGGTTCCCGCGCCGGCCCCATCAAAGCCGTCACGGCCCAAACCAGCGCGTCCAGCCGGTCGGGTGACCGGCCGCCCGTCAGCCCATCCGGACCGAAATCCGCCATTTCATCCTCGAGTTCGGGAAACCGTCCCGCATGGCGCACGCGGCCCTGTTCGTAAAGCGCCGCCACTGGCTCCGCCCGCACCCATTTGCCCCGGCTTGCCCGCACGGCGCGGAACGGCACTTGCGGTGCGCAGGTCCGGATCACCGCCTCGACCATATCCCCGCCCTGATTGACCTCGGCGATGATCCGGTCGGCCGCCAGCCGTTCGTAAAGTGCCACCGCCGTCCCTGCCCACTCATGCGGCTTGGCCCCTTGGCGCGAGGCATCCGCGAGGACGTAGACGATGCCGTCGCCGGCACAGCCGGCCGCCACGATGCCGCAGGCATCGGAGCGCGCCGTCGCCGTCGCCGGTGGATCGATCGCCACCACGATGCGTCGCAAATCAGGCGCGGCCCTGACCCGCGCGCGCTCGACCGCTGCCAGATCGAACAGCGCGTCTTCCCGCGCTTCGATCATCAGACCTTCCAGTTCCTGTCGCCCGAGCCGGGAGCCGCCATAACGGGCATCCATCGCGGCCAAAAAGCCAGGCGCGAGATTACGGGCGTTCTCCGCCGTTCGCATGTGGCTCGTCACCGTCGCCGGATCGGCGATCAGCCGCTTCAAGAGCGGAATCGGCCGTGGTGTCGTCGTGAACAGCGCCCGGGGTTGCTCGCCAAGTCGCAATCCGAACTGCAAATTGTCGAAACAGGCCTCCCCATGGACCCATTTGGCGAACTCGTCGCCCCAGGCCGCATCGAATTGATAGCCGCGCAGCGCGTCCGGATCCTCCGACGAAAAGATCTGCGCGATCGCGCCGTTCGCGAAGACCACCCGGCGGCGACTCACCTCGAAAACCGGCCGCGGTCCTGTCGAGACCGCCATAAGGCCGCTCTCGCCGTCGATCATCACCTCGCGCGCGTCGCCGAGCGTTTCGGCGATCAGTGCGATCCGGCCATGCGGCCGGGTGGCGAATAGCCCATTGCCCGCCGCCATCGCCCGCACCCATTCCGCACCAGCTCGGGTCTTGCCGGATCCCCGGCCGCCGATCAGCAGCCATTGCCGCCACGCGCCGGGCGGCGGCAATTGAGCTGGCCTTGCATAGGACGGCCACACCGGCATCGCCGCCCGAAGGGCGGATGCTGGAGTTTGCTCAAGGGTATCGCCGGTCTGGTCCCAGAATTCGGGGTCCGACAAAGGTCGGGCGTCGTCTTGCCCGCCCTCTATCTTCCCTTCACGCTCCGCAGCGTCCGTCATCAGGTCCCTGCCGGCACGCCGGCCGGTTCATCGGCGCCCCGCTTCACCGGCGTCGGGGCCACCCCGTCGCTCGGCGGCGTTGCGGCGTCGCCGGCGAACGCTCCCGTCTCAGTGCCGAACAGCGCCGGTCCAGCCCGCCGCCGCGCATCGAGGCTGCGTAGCCGGTTCAACAACTCCTCGCGAAGCCGCGCCGTCTCTGCCTCGTCCTCGTCACCGCCTTGGGCGGCGAGCATTTCGAGCCGTCGCAGTTCCAGAAGCTTTTCCAATGTGCGGGTCATCAGGACAAGGAGGTCGATGCGTTCCTTGGCCGCCGCGAATTCCCGCGTCCTGTCCGTCCCTGCGCCGGCTGCCACCTTCGGCCGCCCCACCGCGGATCGGCCAGTCGTCGCTTTGACCGGTTTATATTCCTTTATCGCGATTTCGAAGGCGTCGATCTCGCGCGTCAGTAGAGCCAGGAGTCGATCCGATGGCAGCTTCACCATGTCCGCTTCCCTCTCATCTACCACGGATATTCGGCAGGATATCAGGGATACCCCACAAAAAAGGCGGCTGGGGTGAAGACCCCGCCGCCCGCAATTTCTCGACTGTATATGGAAGTTAGCAAATCACCGTAACGGTGTCAAGGAATATTTTCACATTATTGATCAAGCCGATCAAGCCGCATCGTCCATCGGGTTCGTCCCGGGCCATTCCGCCACGTACTCTTCGTAGTCCTCCAGTTCGATCCCCACTTCGCTGACCGTGCGGTCGCGCACCGATATGCCGGCTTCATGCACGGTCTCTCGATCGCCGGACACCAGGTGGTGCCACCAGTAGAGATCGCGTCCCTCGCCCACCAGGCGATAGGCGCAGGTCGGAGGCAGCCAGGTCAGCTCACGCACCTTTTCCACATCGAGCGCGACGCAATCGGGCACGGTGGCTTGCCGGTTCTCATAATCGCGGCACCGGCATGCGTGTCCATCGAGCAGCTGACAACTCACATTCGTCCACGCGATCTCACCGGTATCCCAGTCCTCCAGCTTGTTCAGGCAGCAGCGTCCGCAGCCGTCGCACAGCGATTCCCACTCCTGCGAACTCATCGCCTCAAGCGGTTTCTCACGCCAAAAAGGCTTGTTGCCGAAATCACGCATGGGCGAAATGTCTGACCTTTCTCGCGACTTTTTCATCTGGTCTAGGTATATGGGAATGACAGGGTTTTCTAAAGGGACGTTGGTAACCGGGCGTTCGCGGCCAGCACGCTTTGTCGTCGCGGCGACGGGCCGCGGATCCCCGACGACAGTGACAGGTTGAAGTTGCAGAACTCCTCGAACAGAACTCCCCGGCGCCCGCGACCGTCGCGATTGATTGAGATCGATGCCTGGATCGACTCCAGCCTGTGGCGGTTTTTCCGCACCTTTGCCGGGTGGTGGGAAAACATCACAATCGTCTCACGCAAGTTCCGGGCACGCGGCTTCAACCGGTTCGTTTTCGAGGTCGCCGGGGAAGGAATGACTCTCGGCCTTGCGGGCTTCGTCCTGCTTTTGGCGCTCGCGCAACCGGCGATGAAGGTCACCGCCAAGGGGTTGCCGCAGGAAACCGACTTTTCGGTGCTGTTCCTAGATCGTCACGGGGATGAGATCGGGCGACGCGGCGTGCTCAGGTCAGCTGAGGTGCCGATCGATGAATTGCCCGATGCGTTCGTCAAGGCGGTGCTGGCGACCGAAGATCGGCGATTCTTCGAGCATTGGGGCATCGATCTGTTCGGTCTCGGTCGGGCTCTGTCGGAAAACGCACGCGCCGGCGGCGTTGTGCAGGGCGGCTCCACCCTCACCCAGCAGTTGGCCAAGAACCTGTTCCTGTCGAATGAGCGGACCCT